ATACTTGCCGACAATTTAACATCGTTAGAAAAAGTCCTTCAAAAAGATTTAGTTAATGCTGCTGAATTAGAAAAAGTAGACAAAGACATTAGACAAGAATACCAGGCTAAAGAAGATATCATGGAAGGTAAAGCGCCCGGTACTACTAAAACTTACATAAAAGAAAAATCAGCATCTGTAATGGGCGAAGGTGAAAGTATTTCTTCTATTTTAAAAATGTTATTAAAGAACCCCGTCTTTACTGCCGCTATTGCTGGACTAATTTACAAAATGATACCGGAAGAAAGACAGAGACAGATCAGAGCTTTCTTTGAAGGTTTCTACGATACAATTAAAACAATTCTACCTCACTTTGATGATCTTAGTCTTGGTTTAAAGATTGCAGGTGGGGCGTTACTTTCTTTCTTTGGCATTAAATTGCTCGGTACAACTGCAGCTGCACTTGCCGGTGTAATTAAACTTATTTCTGGTATTATAAGAATGCCAGGCAAGCTTATTCGTAAGTTTATTAATTTGCCTATGCTGGGTAAATTAGCTTTAGTAACAGGAGCTGGAGCGGTAGGGTACGCTGCTACAACTGAAGAAGCTCAAGCCAAAATGGAAGACATCAAAGAAGGTGTCGGAGGTATTGTACAAGAAGTAGAGCGTGCGTTTGGTGCAAAGAAAGAAGAAGCACCAAGACCGGCAGGAACACAACCAGCACCTCCAAAGATTAGTGAATCAAAAGAAGCAATTTCTAACCGGGGTAAAGTTGTTACTGAACTTGAAATGGCCGGTATTACTGATCGTACTGCACAAGCTAACGTACTTGCCCAAGTCGAAAAAGAAAGTTCATTTGTACCTCGTTCAGAAGACATAGCAAGTTACTCACCCGAACGTCTAATGGAATTGTACGGCCCGGGTAATAAAGCAGGCAATAAAGTTAGATTTACCAATATCAAAGAAGCGAAAGCTGTAGTAGCACAAGGTCCACAAGCTGTGGCAGAGGTGTTGTATGGTAACAGGCCTGAACTGGGTAATGTTGAAAAAGGTGACGCGTACAAATACAGAGGACGTGGCTTTATTCAACTGACGGGTCGTGAAGCTTACGGCCGTATTGGCAGCCAGATTGGTGTTGACTTATTAAGTAATCCTGACTTAGCTAACGATCCAGAGATTGCAGCAAAGATTGTTCCGGCGTTCTTCCTTGCATACAAAGGAATGAAACCAGAAGACTTAAAGAGTATCGAAACAGTCACAGCTAAAGTTGGTGCTGCTGATATTAAGTCAAGACAAGAAAGAACTTTACTTGCTAAAGCATACGAAGAAAAGCTTAGCAAAGGAGAACCAGCTCAGGGTATTACTACACCGACATTGGTAGCAAAAGCAGAAACAATGTCACCTAAAGGTCCGAGAATGCCTGAGGCACCTAAAGTGTCTTCTAATGATAAATTACAGGCACCAAATCCATTTGAGCAGATTGGCGGTCTAGCTAAACTTGGGCAAACAACCATTGAGCAAGGATGGAACGCTATAGCAGGCACTATTATGGGATTGTCTAATGAGGTTGCACTAGCAAGCGATACACCAGGTCCTACTCAGATTAATAACCTAGGTGCTACTAGAACTGTGCCAAGTGGACCGAAGAGGGCAGATGTCAATCCACCTATTCCCTCCCCTGTAGTCGGAAGGGGCAGTCTTGAGTTTAACGTCAAGCACGGTACCCCCGCCGTTCCAGCTTAATTACTCTTCTTCAGCCAGCTTTTTGAAGAAGTCAATCGACTCATCTGTCTCGTCTGCATCAACAGTTGCCTGTTTTGCAGGTGCAAGACTCTTTGCCGGACGTGCATCCATATTGTCATCTAAATCAGCTGCACGTGTTTGTGGTTTGGTGTAGCCGGCAAACTCTCCCAATGCCAACACCTTGTGAAGCTTTTGCTTGAGTTCGTCGTATGATTTAAAGTTGGACGGGTCAAGGAATGGCTGAAGCTTGTGTTCGGACTTCCAAATCTTTTCCATTGCCTCATCGTCATCAAGCAGAGGTGCTGGCTCATCAAACTCTGATTTGTCGTAATTGCGATAACCATCTACGTTACGAATCTTGAGCTTGAAGTTTGCACCATCCCAAAGGTCAAACGGGTTCATTGCCTTCTCATCATCAAACTCTGGATGCATTGCTGCATTGAGCTTTTCAAAGATCTTCTTTCCGTACTTGTACAGAAATACTTTACCTTCGTTCTCTGGATGGGCTTTATCACTTACAACATAGATGTTGGAAATGTATGCCAATCTGCGCTTTTGTTTACGAACAATCTCTTTGTTGGCTTCAATGCCAGAGTCCCAAAGTTGTTTATTGTACTGAGAGACTGGATCTTCTTGACCTAGTGTAGTCAGAGACTTCTCAATGTACCAACCACCAGGGCCTTGAAAGCCGTGATCCCAGATACGAATGAATTCAGTCTCTTCACCTTGAGGGGCTGGAAGAAAACGAATGATTGCCATTCCGTTACCAGCTTTATCTACCTCTGGTTTCCAAAAGCGATCATCATCTGAGCCACCGCCCTGTTGATTGCTCTGAATCTTTTGAAGTTCTTGCTGAAGTGCGTCTAAGCGCGTTTGACGAGACTTACGAAGGGTGTTAAAATCATTAGCCATATTAGCTCCTTTATGCGATGTATTTACGATGTATTAACGTCTTATCCACTTTGTACATAACGATAATGTATTTATATTAACTGCTTTTGTTCCATCGTTCAAGCATTATCTCTTTCATCTTGAATTTGTCAAAGTTGAAAAACGGTTTGTACTTCTTGCACTTCAAATACACTGACGGCCATACTACCGGGTCGACAATGTTCTTATTCCAATGACCAAAGAACTTGCATATGTCATTGAGAATGATTAGCGTTTCGATATTGATCTCGCCACGCAAATACTTTACTAATGCTACCGGGTGCTGCCCATTGACAACTATGAAGTTACCATTCAAGTCGTTGCCAAGCTTATCGATGTCTTGTCTGAATAAGTACGTTAGGGATTCACGTACCTTGAGAAGCTGTCTATACTTCTTGTCACCCTCTTCATTGTTTACAAGATCACCTACCCACTTATCACCAGCATAAACAAAATTGGCTACAAGATAATCAACGACGTCTTTCCGTTTGGATAGCTTATGAAAGAAGTACCGGTCGGCTCTCTTCTCAAACGATTGCTTGCTTGCTCTCGTTCTGCCGTTGTACTTAATGTAGTCGTATGATTTAGAGGTGAAGTGATTCTTTAAAGCGCAGTACTGCTTGTATGCCTCAAAAGCGTCCATTCTTAAATAGGTATCCTTGTTGACGGATGTAACGTTCTCTCATTGTAGAAGCTTGTCTCATATCATTGGTACCATCGATGAGCAGCTCAAACCCATTGTACTCCATAACGCCTAACCAATACTCAAATGGTTTGCAGTTGACATGGTGGTGTCCGGGCTGGCCGGGTAATGCATGGGTCATAGCAACATACTTACAACCTTTAAACGTCTCTACAAAGTTAGGCATGTACTGAATGTCCACATGCTCAACAAACTCCACACACCAACCTAGATCATGAGGCTCCAAAGTCTTGTAAGGTCCTGTTGCATAATCATGGATGATGATGTACTCTTTAACACTGTCGGGTCTTTCTACCTTATCGTCACCATCAATACCAATCACACGAAGACCTTTCTTTAATGCCAGTTCTACCATTCCAGCAGGGCCACAGCCAATATCGGCCATTGAACCAATACCAAATGTTTTAACCAGATAGTCTAATGCACCTTCATCAACGTGTGTTTCATTTTCGTGGCCACCTAGATGTTCGGCTAGACCCTCTGGGTGTTGAGGGAGCTGTTTTGGTGCAGGTGCTGTAAAAGCATATTCAATTAATGGCTCATTCATATCGGTAGTTTCCTTGTCTTAGGTAGATAGTTTAGATCTTCTGCCTCATTTTGAATCTTGGCTTTCATCTTTGCCGACCCTTTGATGAGGGAAGCGGCGGTCTCTATTTCAATATTATTCTTCTCACAATAATAGATGACCGCCTCAATATACTCCATCTTCTTGTCTGTGACAAGCGCGTCAATCTCCAGCATAAACTGCGCTGGGGTTTTTAAGGAGTTTATTTCCATCGTCATTTATAAAAAATATGGTCCTCAATTGTAACTGTTTTTGTAACATTTTTCCACTGGGGCTTAACGTAATTGGCATGATAGTAAAGCGCACCCATTGTCGGGTCATGAGCGTGGTTGTACTTTTCTGCAATAAACTTGGCAGCTTTCTCGCTCTCAATCCATTGTGCTTGATTTAGTTTCGGTCTGGTATTGCACGTCCAGGTGAACTGGCAGACCTTTGATTTCTCATATACAACCTTACAGACGTTGCTTGGAAAGTTGCCGTCAAATAAACGGTTGATTGTAACATAACCTACGGCAACCTTACCCACCATCGGCTGATTACCAGCCTCATAATAAATGTTTTCTGTCAGACATGTAAATTCATTACTCGTTAATTTAACACCGGTGTCAAACTCATAATGTCTGACCACCATGCTGTGAGTAATAACAACCGTGAAAGTTAGAACTACAGCACTAAGTGTAATTGCAACAACCGGTTTTGTCAATTTGTTCAATAATAAATTAAATTTTTTCATGTCTAACCTTGGAAGTGATAACCTTAACAGGCGTTCACCTAACCACAATTTAAGCTTACGTAGCATAACATCTCCTTTGAATATGATTATCTACAGCAAAAGCTAATTGATAGTATCGATGATACTAGGTTGAAAAGAAGTGACGTAGTAGTATATAGCGCCACTTCTACTTCATCTGATTAAATTCTCGCTTGCTTTCCTGATCAATATTCATCGGTTTACGCTGATCAAACTGCCGACCAGCGGATGCGTTTGACAGAGGCATGTGTACTCTAACGAATGCTCGATAGTACTCTCCCTCTTTTTGAATGAGCACACGCTCACGTGTTACACCAGCTAACTTGATGTTAGGAGTAACAATTTTAGTTGCTTGACTTGTTACTCGGTTACGATCAATTTCAGTGTTATTATACTCTTTGGTGTAATCTTTGCTTACATTGCTGGTGATGCTTGAGATGTAAATTGCGATCTCACGCTTGGCATTCATCATAGCCTTGTCCACAGCAAAGTTAGGGTCGGTGGAAATGTCGGTAGCTGAGACACTGATGAAGCCATTTTGCACCAGAAGGCTTTCATACCACTGTGGGTATGTAAACACCTTAGGTGAGGTCTTCTCTACCTCGATAACCTTGTTTGAGTTTGCCAGTTTGGCGTTGTAGTCTTCTGCACGTTGGGATGGGTTATTTGACGCACACCCCACCAACATTGCTACTGTAGTTAATGCAAGAACTTTTTTCATAACGATTACCTCACCACGTAAATATCTTTTTCGATTACCCGTCTGTTACTAGGCGGGAGCGTTTCAATTAACTCTTCATATGTATAGTTTACTAGCATCGGTTTATTAAAGCCAACCTTTTCTCTCGTAAACAAAAACACAAACGTCTTCTTACCTTTTGTCATACCGTTGTTTAACCAGATACGAAATTCATCCATGTAAAATGGAAACTGAGCTTTCTGACGCATGTAATGAAGGTTGGATGGGTGCTTGGGAAAGATCAGTTCAGTATGGTTGGTATGCTTAAGAAAAACGTAAACGTAAACGGGTGTGTCGGTGGTGATGTCAAAAAATACTTTGTCACCGTGCATGTAGTCTTGTTTACCATTGACACTTACGTCAATGAACTTACTTTCAAACGTCTCGGCCATGATGGTTACTTCACACCGATCGTTATAACGAGTAATTCTACGGTCAGTAATTTTTTTCACCCCGCCGTTATGATAAATTGACGTGGTCATTTTATTGACACATGACACGAGGTCATCTTTACTGGTTGACGGAGTAATGTCTTTGCAAATATTGTCGTACTGATTCTCAACCGTGGCACCATGTTTCTTTAGTGCTATGTCTTTGAATGCCTTGATCTCTGCAATGGTACAAGCCACATCTAGTGACTCACCCGGCTGGTAGAAGTGTGTGCCAGTCCCCGTCGTACTTGCCATGACGGAGACTGGAAATAGTAATGTAACGGCCCACTTTTTCATAATTTAATTATAGCGTAACGCTAAAATTAGCACAACTATTACTTACCAGTCTTATCAACGAACTCTTTAAGCTTTTCAGCTTCTAGTAAGATTTGTTGGGTGTCAGGGAACTCAGGTACTTCAGTCAGAGGTGTTTTAGTAACCTCGGCGTTATGTCTTACCGTGTCATACTTGGTGTAGTAACGTTGATTGAGTTGGTCTTGAGCTAGTTTGATAAGTTCTAAACGAACTTCGTATGGTGACTTATTTGTCATTTGTTTCTCCTATGTGTGTTGTGTGTGGTGTAGGCTGTTTCTGTTGCCAAGTACAGCCTACGAAACTCCGGACTAACTTAGTTTCCTAAGTCGCTTGGGCGCGTACGCTCAAGCTGCCAGTGCAAATCTTTCGTCGTTTGCGTTTAACGTTTTGCTTCTTAGGACGGGATTCCCAACCCCTACGGCTTTCGCATTGCCGGATCGTCCATCTCTCTATTACTTGCCCTGTCGAATCCCGGCGTCCCCATCAGAAGCATACTGTGTGATGTATTGCAACATCTTCTATACCGTTCCTTAAGCCCACTTAAGGGTATTTACGGACTTCAGTATGCTTTTGGTGGAGACGAGGGGAGTTGAACCCCTGTCCAGAACACCTTTCGATTGACTTCAACCGATCGTTTTCTTCTTTACTGCTTTCTTACTTTTTTGCTTCTGCTTTTTTTGCTTCAGCTTTTTTTTCCACTGCCTTAGCATCTTTCTTTACTTCGGCCTTGGGAGCTTCTTTCTTTGCTTCTGCTGCGAAAACTGGCATTGCAAATGCTACTGCGGTTAAAAGTGCGATTGCTGATTTCATAAATGTCTCCATTTTGTTAACGATACTCGCCATCCTTAAGCAGCTCAATCATACCAACGGGTAGAGGAAACTGCGTCCAGCTTAGACTTACTTTAATTCTAACTGCATTCTATTTATAAATCAACTGGGGCTTTCGCCCCAGTGTTTAAGCTGCTTCTGCGTACTCAACTGCTTTTTCTAACGCTTTAATTTTCAGCGATTTGTTAGGTCCGTACCATGCACTGGTTAGACGTGAATCAGCTGAACGTCCGATCATATGGTCGGTCATGTACGTTACTGCATTGAACGGTTGCCACCAAGTTCCTTCAGCGTACTTAGAACCAGGTTGCTTTTCAACCACCTCAATGGCCCGTGCTGCGTTACGAGACATTTCCTTCTCCTTACCTGACATCGAAGGAAACACATCCATGAAGTAATCTTTGAGCTTGTCTGCTTTGTATTTCTTACTTCCAAGGAACGCAGCCATCTCTTTGTACTTGGCAAGCTTATGGGTGGCAATTCCTAATTGCTCTTTGACGGTTGCTGCATCAAAGACTTTACGGTGAGAAACTTTCACTACGTTGTCAGTCCTTGACTGAAGACTGAGCGTTAGAGTGTTATTACATACCACACGAATTGGTGTAAAGCGGACGTCAATTGACTGACCAAACTTATGTGGATTGGTGAACAGTAAGTATGAATCTACTTGATCACCTTTGAACAGTTCAAAAGAATCTTTCACCTTGGCTAGAGCCCAAACAATCTGGCCACCTTTGAGTGAACCGGCGGTGTGCATTTCCATGTCACCAGTACGGCAATACTCGTCAAAGAATTCAAACGCTTCGGAATTCTGAATAGGGTTCCAGTCAGCTGACACTACGTCAAGTACTTTACTATCGCTATCGCGAACCAGTGCATTCCAACCTACGTAAACCTGTTCTCCCCCGATCTCTGCAAAGGCTGGTACCTTCTCTACAGACCAATCAAGACCCGCTTTACGAAGCATCTGACCAGGGCTAAGATCGTTTGGAACCTTGGTACCCAAACCATGCCAAGGTACTTCTCCCGCATATGCCATTGTTTCAACTAAATGTGCCATAATAATTTCCTCTTAGAGTGATTGAACAAAACCGGTGATGAATGCCCATGACGCTTCGGCGAGATAGGGCTTGCAGAGAAACACTCCTGCGATGACGCCTCCTAGAAACTTCAACATCTGACTTCTCCTTCTCTCATATTGTTTTATTATTATAACGAGAACGAGAAATTAAATCAACAAAAAAAAGCCCGCGAATGCGGGCTGACGTCATTTAGTTAAGTTTTCGTTTATCTGGCTCGTCTAATGACGTGTAGTTAGTCATAATTGACTCTTTGGTTTCGTCATCCAAGTCATCCCACACTTCTTCCAAAGGAGTACCAATTTCTTCAAGTTCCTCAGGCGAGGCATTTTTGAACGTGTCGGTAATGATTTTAATCAACTCATCCAACTCCTCTTGAGTGCCGTCAAATGAATCAAAGCACCCGGGAGCAAACTCAATTTTAATTTCACTATTCGCAGTCATTTCTAACTTTACCTCCTATTTTAACTATCACCTCTTCAATGCGTCGTTTCCAATAAGAAGGTACAAAGCACTTCAGCGTGTTTAGAAATTTGACTAACTCTGTTGCTTCCATTATATAGTGGTGCCCCGAAAGGGAATTGAACCCCTACTCCGCCGATTATGAGTCGGCCGCTTTACCATTAAGCTACCGGGGCGATCCTTTAAACTTGTTTTACTTCAAACCAATCTTTTTCAACCGAGCACGCCGGGCACTTCCAATCAGCTGGAAGTTGATCCCAAGGTGTTGAATCTTCTTGTTCGTGGTCGTAACCGCAAACTGGGCAAACGTGATGTTCCATTACGCAATCTCCTCTTTCATTTTCTGGTATTGAGTGGCATGAAATTTCTCAGCACCCTGAAGTGCTTTGAATCTTTTGGCAGCTTTAGCTAGTACTTCTTTAAATTGCTCGGCGTGCTCAATTGACTCATGAATTTGTTGTCTTGCCTCTTCAACAGCCTCCAAATTACCTTCTTCGATTGCAACGGCTTCAAAGCGAGGATACATTATTGTATACTCATACGTTTCACCTTCAATTGCCTTTTCAAGACATTCCTTCACGGTCGGTTTACCAATTAGTAATTCTAAATGGCCCCAGGCATGAAGTACTTCCTGATCGGCTGTATGCTCAAAATGCTTTGCTACATCTTCAAATCCTTGCTCGCGTGCGAGCTTGGCGAAGTAGCGATACTTGACGTGAGCTTGTGACTCACCCGCGAACGCGGCTTCTAAATTTTTAATTGTTGCTGACATAATATTTCCTCTAAAAAATAAGTTAAGCACTACTCTGTGCATTAATACTTATTGATAGAAACCTCCTATCACAATTCAATTCTTAATGATATTTTTCAATAATTGTTATCGAAAAAATCAATGGTGCGGAAGGCGGGATTTGAACCCGCACAGCTTGCGCCGGCGGGTTTTAAGCCCGCTGTGTCTACCAATTCCACCACAACCGCTTTATTAGGCTGCTTTTTTGCGACGTGTTGTTTTCTTTACTGGCTCAGCTACTTCTTCTACTGCTACCTCTTCTACGACCTTGGCACTTCTATATTCAAGATCATACTTGACAGTATTTGAAATAGCAACAGCCATGATAACAACTGCTGCAATAATGATTACCAATTCCATAATGCTCTCCAAATTAAAAAAATGGCCCGACCGGAGGGAATCGAACCCCCATAATGGGTTTAGAAGACCCATGTCCTATCCGTTGAACGACGG